GGGAGCTCTTTGTTCGAACTCCTGAAGGTTACATTCCCAAAGACGTACTGACGGTGCGTCTGTGTGAATTGAGAGAAACCTATTCCAAAGGCCTTCGGGCCTGCGCTCTGATGAGTGCTCACCTCAAAGACGAGCCTGTTACTGAGGTGAAGGCGGCGGCCGGGAAGACTCGTGTTTTCACTGGTTCGTCAGCCGACTTTTCGATAGTTATGCGAGAGCAGTTTATCCGCGTGACCGAAGCAATAATGCGAAACAACACGCACTCTGAGTGCGCCGTTGGCATGAACTGCTATGGTCCGGCGTGGGAAGAACTTTTCAACCTTTTGACCCATGATGGTACGATCACAGATCGAATCATTGGCGGAGATTTCAGTAAGTACGACAAGAAGATGTCGTGTGCTGCTATCCGCTGGGCATTTTGGATTCTCACCGAACTCAATCGAGTTTCTGGCAACTTTTCTGAGCAGGATTTCCTTATCCAGAGAGGGATAATGACGGACATTTGTTTTCCCTACGTGAATTACAACGGCGATGTGATCATGTTTTATGGAAGCAACTCCTCAGGTCACCCTTTGACGGTGATCATCAATTCCCTCGTCAACAGCCTCTACATGCGTGTGGGTTTTTCTCGTGTGACGAAGAGGCCCCCTACCGCTTTTCGTCAGTTTGTTCGACTCTCTACCCTGGGAGATGACAACATCATGACATCGCTCGATCCTGTTTTTAACCACACCTCCCTTTCGGAGGAGTTGTTGAGGATTGGCATTGTCTATACGATGGCTGATAAGAGCTCCGTGAGCGTGCCGTTCATTTCCATTTACGACGCCGATTTTCTGAAAAGGAAGTTTGTGCATCGTGAGGGGACTGTTTGTGCCCCGTTGGAGCTAGAGAGTACCTTCAAGAGCCTCGTCTCACATCAGGCTCGAGGGAACATTTCGGATGCTCAGCAACTTAGCGAGAGTTATCTCGCCGCCCGAAAAGAGTGGAGTCTTCATGGTGAGGAGGTCTTTAATGACCTCACTGCTAAAGTCGATCCCATTATTCGATGTACAGATGCAGAGCAGCACTTCATTCGACAACATTCCGCCAATTGGCGGAAGACTTTCGAGTGGGCCCGGACCAGTACCTTTGATGTCGAGGATGAAACGCCTCCTGAGGAAGATTTTGAGGCCTGCTCTGGGTTATCCAATTGGAAACTCAGACAGCAGGCAGCCGAGCTTGCTATTCGCGAGCTTGAGCGTTGCGACCGTAGAGAGCGTGATCGATTAGTCGATGAGCACCTCGAACGAGAGCGACAAAAACTCCAGGCCAGACGGGCCAAGAAGCGAGCTGAGCGCAGAATCTATAAGCAGAGCTTGTAGGCGTTCAGTGTCTCCAACCCCCGGAGCGATAGCGGGGTACAGTAGAAACCTGTAGAACACCGCTGGGACGTAATCCCTCTCCTCCATGTGACCTAATCAGTCCTTGGGGGCAGTATTCTGATTTCCATTCAAAAATTAGAAAAGAACTCACACCGCTATAGGAGTGTGACTGTGAACGGGCAAACACAGTTTAATAATAATATGTCCGAGGTACGCGCGCCTTTAATGCGTAATGATCAGCGAAGGCGAGCTGATGCTGTCAGGAACAGACTTAAGTTCCGTTTGGGTTTTGAAGCCTGCTCCAGCGTCGGAATGATACCCCAGACTGCGGTCAACGCGTTTGGGGATCCCTCTGTTAATGAGGATGTCTTTGATGATTCCCTAGTTGAGGAAGCTGGTATCAACACGTTTTTGCAGCGCCGAGTTAAGATTGCAACCTATACTTGGGCTGTTGGAGCGAGTTTTAGCCAGCAAATCGAACCCTGGAATGAGTTTGTAGCAATTCCTATTTTTCAGGAAAAGCTCAACCATTACAATTTGGTGAAGTGCGATTTCAAAATTAGCATTTACACCAAGGGTACGAAATTCCACGCTGGGCTTCTTATGGCTAGTGTTCTTCGAACAGGAGTCGACAGAGCTTCCACGCTCTTTAGTGACGCTCCACTTGTCACTTATTCGCAGAGACCTCATGTTGACCTGGAGGTGGGTACCTCTCAGACTGGAGAGTTGATGGTTCCTTTTATCTATCCTCTCAATTGGAGGCAGCTCATAGCTGAGAATGATGAGACCTGTTCTGCAGTCACTCCGATTGTGAACCTAAACTCTTATACCAGCTTGAAGGGAGCCGGTACCACTGATGCCGTTACAGTGACAGTCTTTCTTGAGGCCATCAACATTAAGTTGGCTGCTCCCACAGCCAATGTGGTTGGTCTCTCAGGGCACTCTGATTATGATCCTTTGGATTACTTCGCTTGTTCTGAGGAGGTCGACTACGATCCTCTTGAATTCTTTGCCTGTGACGAGTATTCTACGGCGGGACCAGTGTCGAGTATCGCTTCGGCAGTAGCTTCGGCATCTGGCTACCTTGTGAAGGTGCCAGTGATCGGGCGTTTTGCTAGAGCGTCAGAGATTACCTTTTCTGCCGTTGCTGGAGTTGCCCGACTTTTCGGGTTTTCTAGGCCACCCATCGTCGATAACCTCACTGTAGTGCGCCAATTTCCCTTCTCTTCCTTGGCGTTGATGGAGGGAGCTGACACGTGTCAGAAAATGACTATGACAGCCAAGCAGGAACTGAGTATCGATCCTGGGACTGTGGG